CGCCAGTTAACATCATCTCCTTTATATGTGGATTGTCATCATATATTTTAATAATATCATTAAAGTTAAATGCCCCTCTTTCTGGATGAATGGAGCTATACCAGCTATCACACCATCCTCCTTCACCAAAATAGCACCGGTGAGTACACCCCGTTACTCTAATAGCAATAGTCGGTCTTCCAAATCGACTTCCTTCTGACTGCACGCAACGATATAACTCATTGACTGGAAGTACTTTATTATAATCTTTTATCCTCTTATTCATGATAAATTGCCGTATTTTTGCCGTGTTCCATAAACTCTACCTGAGTCACTTTAACACGATCATTAGTTTCTTCTATTACAAAATTATTTAACTTATTATAAATAAATTCTGCAAACTTCTCTGCACCAGTAGCTTTAACGATTCTTAACTGAATTATACTTGCTTCATCTAAAGCTTGGAATGCCGGCAGATGGGGATCGTCCTGTGCTACTATAACAGTATGATCAAACATGTAATCCATCCACGCTTTAGGCGATCTACCGAGTATCTTAGTTTTAGCTCTTTTCATACCACCGAAATCCCACACCCAATTGCGTTCATCTAAATCACCTTCAAAAGTAACTCTAAACGATACACCATAACCGTGTAAATAACTACAATGAGTATTTTGTGCTTTCCACTGTCTAAAGCAACAGCTAAATCCGTCAAATAATTTAGTACTTCTATAACCCATAATATAACTTAATATAAGAAAACTTTTTCAAATGACCTAATAAATTATGCAGAATACGTCCAACCTAACCAATACTTTTTACCATGGAGCAAATGTGATGCCGTTGAGCCGATCTGGCCGGTGAAATCGCTCATATAATTTATCAACGATTCATGACTTTTAAACAAAGTAAAGTTATTTGCATAAGGATAATAATTTTGAAAATCGATACCAGTATGGTCTACCGATCGCTCGTTAATTGTTTCAAATGTCATTGTTCGTAAATATTCTTGATCATAATGAGGTAATTTACGAAAATCAAACGTCATCTCAACGTCTTTAAATTTAAAATTTTCCATGTAACTAATTGTTTTTTAAATATTCATCTTTAGGAACTCGAGTATCAGTTTCATGATTGGTTACCATTCCATCAATAACTGATATTTCATTTAATAATAAATCACTTTGATAAGTACATTCCTCATCTGTGATTAAACCTTTTGCATAACCGTTAATCAATTCTAGTACTTGTTCGTCTTTTGACATATCTCTTACTTTTTAATTTATATAAATATAAGAAATATATTTGACTCTACCAAATCTTTTTACTGCTTTTTCACGGTATATGGACAATGTCTACAATTTGAATTACAACAAGAACCTCTTCGTTTATGGTATATTTCTGTCATAACCATTTTACCATTTTCCCAATAAAATTCCTCGGGTCTGAGTTTTGTTTTTATAAATTCTCTATAATATAAATCTTGAATCCAATCTTTTTGTATCATCAGCTTCCGCATGCCTCACAGTCATCAGGATTTTCTATATCACAAGTAGGCTGTTCTTGTTCTTCTAATTCATTTAACCACGCATCAAAATCATTGGCGTTAGTTTTAGGTTTTCCATCTTCCATTATAATGCTCCAATTTCGCAAACTCCGCCTGCACATGCAAGTTCGCCCTTTAAATCTGTCTCATCTTCTTCTTCAATTATATTTGATAAATCTATAGATGTTAATGATCCCATCATCTGTTCATAAGTGGTTTGATCAATATCTTCAAAAGGTGCTTGAGTATATGTTCCTCCATTATATGGTAATACTGATAAGCCATTATAATGTTCTTTATTATCCCACATCCATTCGCCGGCTGCATCCCATTCATGTTCACGTAATGAAATTGTCGCTGATACATTATGAGTATTATTTCCAGATCTATGACCTGGCTTTATCCATTCGTTTGCAACTTTTTTAACGCGTTCTAATAATTGGAATGGTGACTCTGTCCTCATAATGGCGCCAGATGGTGCTTTCTGTGGTACTGAAATGACTGCGGTATCATGTGGTCTAAAATATTCATCTTCAACCAACTCTGGATGATGTTCCATTAAATATTTGTATATAGATTCATTTTTTCCGACTCTAATTCTTCTAATGTAATAATCGTTATGCCATGCATGGATTCCGGAACTAGTTCCTAATGTCAATGATGTAGTACCGGCTGGTTTTACGGTAGTCGTTCTTGCCGATTTATTTATACCAATTATAGTAGCAACTCTTACATTTTCCTCTTTTACGATTCGAGCTGCTTGTTTCATATCATATCCTAATACCGTACCCGAACCGATCCCCGTCATTGATACTCCAATTAATGCATCTTTTTCTGTAGTTCTCTGCCATACTGGTCGAAGGTAATGAAAGTCGGTATATCCGGCTTGCAATGTCCCAACAAATGCCGCAGTTCTTACTCTCTCATTTAAATCTTCTTGGGATTCTATATTAGATACATTAACTTCACATAAATTACAGAATTGATATGGCCTTAATGCGATTTCACAGCATGGATTAGTACCCCAATCTTTATCATTTGATAAGTAAATTCCAGGCTCACCTGCACCAGATAATTCAACACGTTTCCATAAATCCATGAAAAACTCTTTTGTAATTTTATGGCGCATTAGTACTGCAGAATTGTTAGCTCGGCCTCTTTGTGGATTCATTTCCCACCAATCACCGGCTTTACATGCAATCATTTCGTCATCATCTGCATTAAATAGCGAAATAAGTGCAGCACGCCTAATACCACCAGCTAATACTGCATCCGCGATGTGACAAACTATATCATGAACTTCTAATGTTGATAATTTATCACCATTTTCTTTATTTTTTAATAACCCTTCTACCTTTACCAAACATTCTTTTAATGGCTGAGGTCCCGGTGCTTTACCACCAGATGTTACTAAACGAGCACCTTTTTGTCTAATATCGGAATAATCGAATTTTAATTGAGAGCCGCCATTAAAGTAATTTTTTACTAACGCCTTTACTGCATCTGCCCAACCTTCAATTGAATCTGCTATTAGAAATCTACGTGTTCTTTTATAATTAGGTTTTTGTATTTCTGGCAATTCTTCCACATGGTGTTTTTGAACCGAAAATCCTACTCCGGTGCCACCTAGGAGTAAGAACATACATTCTGAAAAAGATCTCCAATCATCTATCGGGACATATGCACAATTATAAATCCTATTCGGTGAAATATCAATTGGCTTACCAGCGAACTGCATAGAACGCATCGATGGTAATACCTTTTTATCATAAACAAATTTATATGCTTTATCAATTTCATCCGTTAAATTAGGATATTTTTTTAAATGCATTGATTTATTTCTTGTAACTAATTCTTCCCAAGTCTCGCGGCGATTTAATTCTGGGATGTATTTAGCATACTTCATATAAACCGTAATGTCTGATAAAATTTGGTTTGATACTTCCATGGTTTTCCTTATAAATTATTTGTTTTAGTGTAAAATGTAGCCAATATTTGGCTACTTAATTTAAGTATTTCTCTTATAAATATGCCGGCGAGAGCATTAACGTCCTAGGTTTTGATTACTTTTTTTAAACTTTTATTCAAAACCTGAGTTTTGAGTTTCTTGGTATTTTCTGGCTAACATCTGCCTAGCTAGTTCATTACCATTATCCATTTGCTTTTGAGTATCTTTACCTTGTATTGACGTATCTGTATATATATCAAATTGCCCATTTGATGTATTCATTTTACTTGGTAATGTTATACCATCTGGGCCAAATCTATTTTTAATAACATGCCATCTACCTGTACCTGCCAACTTATCTTGCACCTTTCTAGATAATGATAATATGAAATCAGCTACCATTACTTTACCATATGATTCAGATACTTTACTAGCATCAATTACATCTTCTTCTAACGCCGATCTATTTGCTTGAGATGCCGTCCATACTGGAATTTCATATTCGCCGGCCATACCTCTCAGGTCTTCATATATACCTTCTAATTCATGTCGTTTTTCTTGGCCATGGCCTCTTAACAAATCTGCATAATCGACAATAACCATATCTGGTTTCTTATCTTGCATTATACATTTTTCAATATGAGAACGTATACCCATTACAGATACAGATTTTGTAGGATAATGTTTAATGATCAATTCTCCGTCTAATTTAGATAATTGTTCTTTAACCTCTTCCATGTAATGTTTCAAGTTCTGCTGAGCAATTCCGGTTATGACAGAATCATATCGTAAACCTACATATGCCTCATTTAACTCTAATGTATAATGTAGTACCGTCTTTCCTTTCTTAACTAAATTAGCACCAACATTCATCAATGCCCAAGACTTACCAATACCAGCTGGTGCTACCATAACTCCTAGTTCACCTTTACCTATACCACCATCTGTTAATTCATTAATTACTTCCCATGGAGTTTCTTGTACATGCCGTACTGATTCACTATAACGCTCCTCAATATTAGTCATATATTCATGGCCAATATCTTTATCTCCGCCAGATTTTAATGCATCATCTACCGCGGCTTTTATTTCTTCATACTTACCATGTTTAAGTAATTCTACTGATGATAAAATTGCCTTTTTAATTTCTTGGTTTTTACAAAAATCTAAAGCCTGTTCTTTAATGAATTCTAAATCTGGTGCATCTGTATATCGCCATGCATCTTTAAGATGTTGAATTACCGAAGTTTTAAGTACTTCGTGATCTAAATCCTCCATCTTCACCTTCATTACTTCCAATGTGGGCGAAGATTTATATTCTTTATGGTATTCAAGGATTATGTCAACTATCCAGTTATTTGCCTCTGATTCGAAATATTTCGGAACCAATATATCTGATATCTGCTGTAAAAAGCTTTTATCAGTTAATAACGCAGTTATAACTTTAATTTGAAATGCATAACCGTATGAACTTAATCTGTCTGTCATACTTAATTATAATAAATTATTTTCAAAAATCAAAGAGAAGTGTAAGCATTTAATGCACTGAATGAAGTATGTAACCAAGAATCTAAATCTTTTATTACCGTATACATTTTATCTGCCATAAACATTTTTTTGAACTCATATGTATTTGTGCGATCAACTTTACCTTTAACTTTATCCAGAGTTAACATTTTTGCGCCACCATGTATATTAACTTCTTTCAATTGCATGAGGTCATAATTTAGTTGTAGAGTTTCTTTATTCTGCAATACAGTTTCATGAACTTTATATTTCTTATCAACGTTATCCGCATATTCAACTATTTCATCAACCGTTATCTCTCTATCTTCGCATATTATAGGAAAATGTTTAATCAAACTTTTTGTTCCTACGCCTTTAATACCAGGGATATTATCTGATTTATCACCGATAAACGTTCTGTACAACAAGTAATTTTCAGGACTAAATCCAAATTCTTCTTTCATTAGACTTGGAGTATATAACTTCTTTTTAATAGGGCTCCATACTGAAATACGATCATTTACCAACTGTAAAAAGTCTCTATCTGTCGATACAATTGTAGCTCGGTTTTCTTTTTCTGTATATAACTCATTAGCAATATATGCCATAATATCATCTGCCTCTACATTATCAATTGACAATGTAGTAATCGGTAAACAATTAAGATATTGTGCTAGCCGCCCAAATTGCCGGCGCATACTATCCTGCTCATCTTCCAATGAAGCAAACTCTTGGTATCTATTAAATGCTGTCTTATTTGCCCGGTTGGCTTTATAATTCGGATAAATTGCCTTACGCCGTTTCGAGCCGCCTTTACCATCAAATACAATTACACATCTAGTAGGTTTTAACTGACGGATATTGGCAGCAACAGACCGCAAAAAGCCTGTTACCCCTCCAATATGTTGTCCATCATCATTTAGAGCTGGGACGGCTGAAAACACTCTAATGAATGTATTCAATCCGTCAATGATTAAAAGATGGCTGTCTTTACTTGACTCCGTCCCTTGCTCTCGATCCTTTTCCATTTCTCGTAGTATGTTAAGATACTTAGAATCCATTAGCTTTCTTCGTTAACAAATTCTTCTGATATCGTAACATCGTCTATTCCAATGTCCTCGCCTGGTTTATACTTAAGTATATAAGCTTCGCAGATTTGAGTATATATTTCATCTTTAAGGCCATCTAACTCAGCTAGTTTCTTTTCAAAATCTTTTGATAAGAATTTAACCTCAGAGCCATCTGTTCTAGTAAATGTATACCATGCACCTGCAGTAGCCACTAACTTAAACTGCTTCATGATGTTTAGCCATCCACCGTAATTATCAATACCTGATTCAAAATAGATATCATAATCAACAGTTTTCAATGGCGGTCCCATCCTGTTTTTAACCACTTGGCATCTAGTCTTAATTCCGATGGCCTGATCGACCCCGTCTTTCTTAACTTTGATCTGACCAACTGATTTTAATCGTAACCGTACCGAAGCATGGAATGGAATAGCTTTACCACCAGAGGTAGTATAAGGATCGCCAAATGCTACTCCCAATCTAGTCCTTAATTGATTCGTAAATATTAAACAAATCTTTTCACGGCCTATCATGTTAGTAAGTTTACGCATACCTTTTGATAATATAATAGCTTTACTAGTTGCATAACCATCTTTATCAAATTCCTTTGCCATTTCAATTTTTGTAGAGGCTCCCATTACAGAATCTACTACAATTGTAACTAAACGATCTTTATTTGATTCGCGTATTTTTACGACTATACTTTCAATCGCTTCAAATATATCTTCGATAGTTTCTAATGGAACATATAACATCTTTTCAAGATCAAGTCCAATTGCTTCTAAAAACTCTCGACTGATTGCATTTTCAGTATCAATATAAACGGCTAAGCCGCCATCTTTTTGACAATTCGCTAATGCATGTGCCGCTAATAACGACTTACCAGATGCCTCTAAACCTGTAATTTCAGATATTCTTCCAACTGGAAAGCCGCCTTCTTTACGATTTGAAATTGCAAGATCAAGCATCGATGATCCACTACCTACCCAACCACGTACTTCACTAGGAGCCTTTGTATCACCATCTAAGAAAAATGCAGTTTGATATCCTGTATTCTTAAACTTCTTATTAAGACTATCAGCTAATTCTACCGCCAGAGTATCTGCTAGCTCACTTTTTGTTTTTGATTTTGCCATTTATAACCTTTTAATCGTTAAACAACTCATCGAATGCCGCGGATACATCATCCACTTTATTCACACCTGCAGGAGCTGGTGCTGGAGCTGTTTGATTTGTAACTGTTTCTGTAGCTGTTGTTTCACTTTCGCCTTCAGGATTCAAATATGCTTCCAATGCAGCTTTAAGGTCATCATATGATGGCTCTTTAAAGATTATAGCTAGGTCTGGTTGCTCTTTAGCAACGCGTTCCGCAACATTACGGTCTTCCGTCATGGCCGTCACATTAGGCTTAACACGGATCGATGTTTTAGGGTATTGGCCTGGCCCATCTGCGGGAGTAAACTCTACTACAATATCTCTACCTCCGGTTGGGTCGGTAATATCACCATAATCTGGATCTGTAATAAATCCTAATAATTCTTGGTAAACTGTTTTACCAAATCCCCACATTTTTACACCTTCAGACTCTTTACCACGAACGATAACAGGGACATAAGTTCTCATTTTCGGTTCCATTTGTTTACCTAACTTCCATTCATCGGAATTACCAGATGCTTTAAGTTTTTCACAAAATTCTACCACCGGATCTGCTTTACCATTAGTAATCGGAGATAAGTAATTTTTCTTACCTAAGTTGTAATGAAAATAAAGTTCTTGGAATGGATTGTCTCTATCATGTTGATAAGGTACAATTCTTACTACTTGTTTACCAGGTTCTGGTTTCCATAGATTGTCTCGGCGTGCGCCTGTCGTTTGTAATTGATTAAGCTTTGCCTTAATCGCGTCTAAATTAATTGCCATTTTTTTCCTTTTTAATTATTAATGGTTATTTATTATTACTTAATATAAGAAACTTATTTCGTACTACCAAATGATTTCTGAAAAAAGTTTTATTTATTTGTTATTTGTTATTTGTTAAGCTATCGTCCATTGTGTTGAACCATCTACTATATTAATGGCGGATACACGCCATGGAATGCCTATATCCTTTAAATATCTATTTGCCGTCTCTACTTTTTTTGTCTGTAAGAATATATCAATAAGTGATTTTGGAAATCCAAACCATATATGATAATTTTCTGTTATTTGATTTGCGGTGATAATCTCGCCGCCACCAAATGGTGTTTGATTAACTGTATATACACCTACCATAACTTTCTTTTATTTAATATAATGAATATTGTTCAATTATCCTAATTATTCTGACTCTATACCTTCCTTTTCCATGTACTCGCCAATAGCATCATTAATTTCATCATATGCATCAATATTTTCATCTTCCATATTTTCTCCAGCTGCATCATACACAGAAGTAAATACTGCACCATCTGGTAAAAATTCTTGAGTCGCTGTCCAGTTAAAACCATCATAGATGCCTTTATATTCAATTTCTCCAAACATTCCAATGCCTTCATCATCTTCTTCTCTCATATCGTCATGATCAGAAACCATAATTTCGGCTTCTTCTTTAATAAGTTTTGCATCATTAGATGATACTCGACCTTTAAATAGTCTTGCATACTGTTCTTTTAATAAATTCTTTTTCATAATTGTCCAATTTAATATAAATATGCGTTATAAATCAATTCTTTTATATAAATCCAAATGAATATGACGCACATCATTTCCATCGTTTAACATTAACGAATTTTCATATGCCGACCAATTGATAATAAACTTTTTATCTAATACACCGTTATTTACTTTCTTAATAATTGCATTTAAAGCATTTACCGTGTACAATGTATTTGTTTCTTTTTTCCTATGTATCATTATAGTATTAGGCGTTTTGCCATAATCATCTGGTTCTACATTATATGTTACATATAAATCTGATTTATTATCGGCGTCTGAAAATACAAATACTCTTTTTTCTGATATTGTATATGACTTTGCTACATAATCAATAATCAACTCTAAATCCTTCCTGTGCGCAAATGTGCATAACAATTGTGTTTTCAATATATCCTTTATCCTAATTTTAGTTTTACACTTGGATTTGTATTATCCCAGAAAAAACTACCTTCTGTTTTTTGAGAACCTAACCGAATTGTGCCGGCTTCTACCACAGAATCAATATCTTCCATTTTAACTAATGCAAATCGTAAATCATTACTTTTTCCTTTCCGGAAATTATGAAATAAAATTTGACTAGTTTTTATTTTATCCATATATGATTCTAAGTTAATTTTTACCATTTGTTTCATTACCTGATTGACATTTTTAAAATCTGATCCGTCATTAAAATATTTTTGTGCTACTTCCATATTTTCAAAAAATATAGCTCCAACACCTTTTTGAATTTTCTGTAAAAAATCTTGCCGATTTGCACCTTTATCTTCGACTAATAATTCATATGCATCTCTAATAGCAATTGATATATTGTTATGATCAGTATCATTAATAAATTCATTATATTCGTCATCAGATATAATTCCTTTAGCAGCTGCGTTATCTAACATGAATCCTAAAAATGTAGATTCAAGTTTACGTTTACCTCGAGACTGCTGACCCAATCGTGCATCTTTACCTTTAACTTCTAATGTACGGCCATCAAATGCTAAATCACCTCCGCCGGTATAATTTGTAACATTTTTAAATAATAATGCTAATGCAATTTCACCGGGGCCAGTTGCATTTCCACCTCTATCTGCACCAGGCTGCATGGTCATCATTTCTAATAACGTTTCTTTAGGTAATCCAGATTGTTCTAACGTTCCTCTACCATCATCAGCTATAACTAAATCTAGAGGCGCTTGAAAATAATTCAACACTTCATTGACATTTGGTAAAGATGCAATCGTATTAAATAATATACGTACTGATTTTTCTCCTAATTGATATGCATCACCTACGATATCCTTTGATGCGAAATATTTTAATAATTTACCTTTAAACGCTGAACGTATAATTACAGCTTGTATATCAGATAAATCTTCTTGATCTAATTGATCTTTCACATCCTTTAAAAGATTCATTATTTCTGGTAATTGTATCATCTCATTAATCATTTCTTTATGAGATTCTTTCCATTCATGTAAAGATTCCATTGGATGTTCTTCAATAGTTTCTAAACTATTAACAAATACTGATCCATTCATTCCATTCTCTACTAGAACTTCATGTAATACATCCAATTCTTTTTTTGAATAAGGAGCCGTCGTATATCCATTAGGAAGTCGGTAAAACCATTCGCGTATAATGCTTTCTTTGTTCATAAACACTTTCTTTTTAATAAATATTAAACAATTTTAGAAGTCATGTCTGACATGGCATGGTAATTTACACCAGCTTTAATTTTGACCGGGAATTTACCAGCTTTACTCATTACTGTACGTAACTTTATTAATAAATCTTTTCCATCTGATACATCGTAATCAAATAATAACGAGTCATATGTATATAAAATTAATTTTGTATTATATTCTGTCAATAATTCATTTACTTCATTAATCACTGATAAATTATATTCTGTCTCGGACGCCTGGAGCATGTAATTGAATAATTTATTAGGATTCATTTCATGTAGATGTTTTTTATATAAAGGCCGTTGCATTAATGGTGTCTTAATATAACCATCGCGTTTAAAATCACTCCATAATTTATTAATAAATTGCTTAGTTTCGCCAAAAAATGGCACTTTTTCAAAGTCTTCATCAATACCTCCATATAACAATCGGAATGTAATCTTTTTACTATCTTCATATTCCTGATCTGTTATTTCTTCTTTCCCGAAATATTGTTTTGCAAAATATTCATGTATAGAACCATCTGGTAGTTTATACCCTAATATATCAGCTATTAATCTTGGATGATATGCGTCAAAGTCCATTTCAATTAACATACCGCGCTCCCATCTACTTACAAACGATTCACGGCAGCCATTATCTTTATTTAAAGCAGCATAATTAACTCCGCCAAATTTATTAGAAGGTCG